ACTCTTGACGCATTCAGAAGACTTTGTATTAAAGAATCATCTGATGTGTAATCTATTCGCATCCAATTCTTTGCATCGGTGAGACTGACTGGCTCTACTACAGCATCAGCTACAATCGTCACTCCGTTTATATATATCGCCATTTTTACTTGTATTTATTAACCATTTCTCGGACCCAGCCTTCAAACTCATCGAGTGCTTTGCGCGGATCATGATCTCTGGATCTATTCTTCGCTTTTCTTGAGGCTTCCTCGTAGGCTTTTTTCTCATCCAGCCTATTAATCGCGTTAACCCAGCTTTTAATATCATTCCGATCTTTTATGTATATCCCAGCACTTCCGCAGTTCTCCTTCAGCCCTTCAGCCTCGCTGCTTATCACTGGAATGCCGCTGCACATGGCCTCGGTTGCCGTTCTTCCCCAGCTCTCGTATTCACTTGGCATCAGCAGGATCCGTGTCTGCCTATAATATTGGTTTATTTCGCTCGTATTAGGCACATATTTGAGATTTGGAAGGCTACCCCTCACCTGCTCATCATAACTCCCTAAAACGCCTAAAAACCGCTTATTTGGCATTGCTTGGGCAATCTTTTCAAATATCTTACCGCCTTTGTTCTCGTTCGTATTAATCAGAGTAATATATTCGTTCTTCGCTGGTTCAATCTGCAAGTCGTAAATACGGTAGTCAACTGGCGGCGTCATTATAAAGTTAGGCCATTGGTAATTCAATAGGTTTTTTAGCCATAAAGAGTTATACACAATATGTTGATTGTGCCTCGCATTGATGATTTCGGGGTATGGATGGCTATTATGAATGAGATGAAAGACTGGTTTTTTATAAAGTGCAGCACTTGCAATTGTCCATTTTGTATAATCTAAATGCGTCAAAACTGCATGGCTCCAACGCATCAAACTATCAATAACATTCTCTTGTGGAGGAAAAACATCAATGCCGTCAAAGACATAATTATTTTTAATCTTATAATGATTGGCTTGATGCAAAAGCACTTTTATCTGATGACCTTTGTTTTGCAAATCTTTAAGCATCCAGTGTATCATATATTCCGCACCGCAATTGTGCTTAGGGGGATAGAGATGAATTGAAGCAAGTATATTCATAGTTGATAGTTTATATAATATCCGTATTCGTGATTGCGATATAATTCTTTCATCATTGGATAGCGAAACAAAAATACATTATGTGTAAGATCCGATTGTAAATGTGTTTCATAAATATTTCCGTTGACCTCGCCTTGCTCCATTGTGTATGGAATTGCAACCAAGCATTTCTTATTAGCCAAATGTATTTTTGTAAGTAAGTCATGGGCATCCTCTACTGACAAATGCTCAACTATGTCACCCATTATTATGTAATCGTATATACTAATATCAAAGTCAATGATATTGCCTATATGTACGTTATTGTAAATTTCTTTGAGCTGAAATTGCTCTATATATGGCTCAAATATTTCAAGCGCATCAATATAAAAATTATAACGGAGCATTGATCCGTATTTACCACTACCAGCACCTACATCTAAAATTTTAGTGCTTGGAGGAAAACTCTTTATTATGTGGTTTCCTACTTCTATTTTAAAGTAATCGTATGAGTATGGCATAGTTAAAAAAAAGGAGGCTTACGGGCCTCCCTTTTAGATTTATGTATGGGCAAATTAGATAGCTCCGTACAAGCAAGCAGTAGGCTGGAAACTCATCAAGTCGCAACGAGCTTCGCAACGGAAAGTGATCAAGTTCTTGATGAAATCAGAACCGTCAAATTCAGTGCTACGAACTGCAAGACCGCTTTGTTGAGCGATAGCAAACTTAGTTGTATCGAGAACATATGCCTTAGATGCAGTTACCAATGAATGTGGAATAACTGGGATACCCATGATTCTAACGTTACCTTGAGCATCGATAGTGATACCACCAGGTACAGAGTAAGAACCGTTAGTAGGCAAGGTCTTCATTACGTTAGCCCAACCAGCGTGTGTGGTCAAGATAAGGTTTGCGTTCCAGTTAAGACCGCCAAGTTGAGCAACATAGTCTACGAACTTCTCAGCTGTGTTAGCGCCACTAGATACACCAGCAGTTGCAGAAGCAGCAAGGTCGTTCAAGTAATATGTATCTTCAGCTCTTTGGAAATCTTCGATCAAAGACTGCTGCAAATATGCGTTCAAGAAAGGAAGATCGTCAACCATTTGGCGAGATACCTTTACATAACCAGCGATGAATTGCAACACCTTGTTTACAACTGTTACATCGTAATCGATCTGAGCTTTGTCAGAACCTTCAGTTTGCTTACCAAAAGAACCTTCACCAACTGGGATGTTACCTTTAGGGAAAGAAACTGAACCAGTAGAAACTGGGATGATGTTAAATACGCTTCTCAAGTGTGGGTTCACAAAAGAACGCAACGCAGGAGAATTGATGTAAGAAGTGTAAGGGTTACCAGTCAAGTTAACCGCTTCGGTCATTGTTCCAACAGCTTTAAGATCCAATTCTACGTTGAATCCTTTACCGTTTGTTCTAACCGCTTCTTTGATTGAATCATAACCTTTAACGATTGCTTCGCCGATTGCAGATTTGATTTCAGCAATGTGTTCGTTGTAAGATTGTGCTACTTTCTTCTCTTCTTTAGCAGAGAGTTTACCGAAAGCAGATTTAGCAGCAAGGATTTCTTCTCTTGCTTCGATCAAGTTTTTGTTGTTCTTAGCAACTTGCTCGTTCATTTCTTCTACTTTGCTTTCGAACAATTTAGCAGCCTTCTCAGTTGCAGCAGCAACTTCGGCTTTTTGTTCTGCGAGTTTAGCTTCCAAAGCTGACTCGAATGATTTAATGTCGCTCATTTTTAAAATTTGTTTATTATGTTTATTAATTCAACAACACTCACCTCTTCTTCTTTTGGCTGCAAAGGTGCTTCATCAACTGCCTTTGTGCTACTCATTTGTTCTACGGCTTGTGCTAATTGTTTTACTTTTAATATACAAAGATCAATGGTCTCATCTGTTACATCGCTGTTGCGAATGAACTTCTCAAACGCTTTGATTTGATCTTGTATCTTCTCTAAGTTATTATAATTTTTCATACCAAGGATGGGTGTGGCTTCGTTTGCGCCCCAAGCAGTCAAGCTAGATCCTTCAAATAGCATAACCTCATGGATCTGATTAGCCTCTCCTGACTTTTGCTCACGAAGTGTTTTGAAACCAATTGAGTGTTCAGTAATAAGTCCACTCTCTACCATCTTCACAAAATCCTTGCCAAGCTGATGGCTGCCAATTTTTGATCTGTAGTACAGACCATAATCGTCTTCCTTCAGCTCAAGCATTTTACCAAGAGGTTGTGAAGGATCATGGTTCATTAGATGCTTTACTCTGTTCTTTCCTTCTGGTCCCCAGTCTTGGATTGAACGCTTGAATGCGCCTGGCATCATAATGTCACCATCGCTGTCAACATTACCAAATGCTGAGAAATAGCCAGTGACTATTCCCTCTTTGGTATCTACATCTTTAACCTCTAAGTCAAAGGATTTGTAATTGTATATCATTCCACCTTGTTTTTTATCTATTTGTTTTAGTTTTCTTATTGCCCACTCTACACCATCTGATCCGCCCCATGCATCCCACATAAGGCCGCCGCATCCTTCAGTATATGGAACATCTGCGTGCTGCTGATGCCTTTTAAATGAAGCCATGCGAGCGATTGTGTCTCTGCTTATCTTCTCACGATTTGCAAGCTGATTTGCACGGGTCCAGCCAACTGGAGTACCGCAAGAGCTACCGTTTTCTTCTTTATATTTCAAAGCACGCTTCGCGTTGTTGCTAGCTGCCTCAGGGTAATCATTGTAGGTCTCTTCTTTTAGCTCTAGGCTCTTGCCTTCTTGCGCTAAATATGCTTGGTATGCACTCACTGCATTCTCTCTTGTCTCGTACACGCATTCGCCTTCACCAATGCGATATTTACCGTTTGAGCATGAATAAATTGGCATAATTATCGTTTCATTATTAGTCTTCCGTTCTGGTCACGCTTTGGCACAAAGCCTATTGCGCATCTGCAATTGATAGTAAAGCCTGCTGGGCTTGTTGGGTCTCCAGGTGCTGCGGCTAGCACAGTGTCACCTTTCTTACCAGTAGAAGTAAATGGTTGGTCATACGGAACTTGTTGGCCATCCATATTTAAGTGATCATAAGTATTGCGAGGTATTCTCCTCGTTCTGCTGTCTCTCGCCGCTATCCAAACTTTATCTACTTCAAAGTTATGGGAATTTGCGCCTTGTAGAGCAGCATAGTTTGATGCACGCATCACCTCGGTTCTTGCTATCCTTCTTGCACGCATTGCGCTGTATCCTAAGTCCTCATCACTTGTAATGATGCGGACCATCTCGTCTATGCTAAGTCCCTCTACAACAGCTTGCGAGATTATATCTGTCAGCTTCTTTTTTGAGGTCTGTGTCATGTCAGCTACTAGCTGAAAGCCATAGATGCTCAAAAATTGTATGATCTGCGTTATAAAGTCAGTATTGAGTCCAAATGGGTCTGCTGCTTTGCGAGACTGGTTTCTGACTGCTCTATAAGATGCATTGCCAAAAATCACAGCGGCCTCTCTATACAACTCTTCCATTATTTTTATCAGCTCATCACTCCATGCGTAGCTACCCATCATAGACAGCGTTGCACTTGGTCCCATAAGCTGCAAGTCTCTCGCAACTTTGCGCATCTCTTTACCGATCGCCTTTTGAAACAAAGAACTATACTTATTATCAAGACCTCTACGAAGTCTCTCAAATTTTATCCAATAAGCCTCTCTTTGACTCGCGTTCATTGATTAGCTTTTTTTTATACGCTTCTCTCAATGACATCATCATTGCTTTCTCTACTGCGCAGTTCTGCTCGCTCTTCAGCTTGGGATATTTCATCATCACTATCCTCATTATCTCCTCGTCTGTTGTTTGCAATGTTACTTGACTCATCTTCGTTCTCTGATGGTGGAATAGTTAGGTCCATAACCGCTTGCTCAAGAGGAATAAGACCTTGGTTAATGTATGCATGATCAAACGCCCCTTCCTTCTCTTGGTAGTTCATCGCTATTCGCTTCTCATCCATTGTCAACCAGTTTGCGTCACGCAAGCTACGAACCATTCTCTCCATGTCTTGTTGCATCTCTGGTAGTGCCGTAATATCAAAGTCAATGAATGCATCCTCACCGTATCTTGGTACGAGCCATTTATTTAGCTCATCACGAAGTTGGCAACACATCGGTATGATTGTGTTTGTTATAAGGTCACGCATTGCGTTTTGGTAGTTGTTGTAGCTAGATGTGTCAACATCGAACAGCACAGCAGGAAGACCAAACACTCGGCACCACTGATGCATAGAAAGGCGCAGTGTGTTCACTAGCTCCATGTCGACACTAGACATACCAAAGTTGAGGTAGTCCCAAGGAGTTTGCAGCACTGCCACCTTTCCTTTGTTGTCAACATAGTTTATGTTCTCATTCACTGCACGCCTAATGTCTGAGGCTTGCTCCATAGTAAAGCTCGGCACAATATTGCCAAGAGGTCTAGGAGTTAAGGCTCCCTTCGCTCCACCGTTGCCAGTCATCATTGCACTTGCATCGGCAGCATTGTTTGACATACGAAGTGTCTTGAGAGCTGCACGAAGCGGTGACACACCGCGAAGGTGCGCACGGGTCGTAGCATCGAACTCAGGGTTCCAAGACGCCCAATGCATCACTTGCTCTTTTGGCAAATTAATTCCTTCTCCTACCTGCAGCTTGTATGCCACGATATTATATAGGTCGATTGGATCTGGGTATATTTCCAAAAATTGGGTTGGGAGTATGTTGAGTTCACTGAACTGTCCTCCAAGTTTACCATCATTTCCATATACGTTTCCTTCTCCGCTGAGGTATCTATATCCGAATAAGTTTTCAAAGAATTGGTCTTGAGATTGATAATTGTTTGGCCTTTCAAGTAACCTTGATAAAGGTGTACCCATTATAATATTTTCTGAATATGCGTTCTTACGAGCAAGTAGTGCCTGCTCAAACGCACCGCGATTGGCAATGCCTTTTGATAATTGCTTATAGCGCATCAGCTCGGTGCGAGCCTTCTCGCCAGGATTGAGCTTATAGACATACCAAGGTATGGATGCACTCTTGCGAGCAAGAAAGCTCACAATAGCGTAGACATCCGCGTTGGCTAGGTATCCATCTGTTACATATGAGGCTGACGTATAATTTTGAACAAGTGCGCTATTAAGGCCGACCATCTGCACTGGGCTTGATGGATATGGATTGATGCCTTTCTTTTTGAAGATGTCAAATAATCCCATGATGTTATATTGCTCCCCAGGTTACACTGGGAATTGTTAATTTAGAAAATATTGCATAGCGCATAGCGTCACAAGCGTGATCCGAGAATTTAACTGGTTGATCTAACTTCATTCCGTTACGATCCGTCTTCCAACGGTAATTTTTTAACTCCTTCAACAAATTTACACTATCTTGATGGATAACCAAAGGGTGGCCTTTTATAGTGCGTATTCCTTCCGTTACATCTTTATTGGCTGGCTTTGCATTTAGTCCGTTTCTCACTAATTCTTCAATCGTCTTTGGCTCCGCAGCATCACAATAAATCTCATCATACTTCTCTAGTTCCAAAGCTAAGATTTTTTCCACTAAGTCGTTGGTCGTTAGTTTCGTTTCGTAGATCAGTTCCTTTACATATGCAATGCCGTCATTGAACACTACTTTTACAAGTGACGATGGATTGTTAAACCCAAAGTCAAGGCCGTACACCGTCTCACCCTCTGGCATTGTCTCTGTTGTCTTCCAATGCAGATAGATGAGGTCTTGCGAGAGTCCACGCTCACCAAGGCCGTAGATCTGCCAATAGTTGGGGTCTGCGTCTTTTAGACGCTCTAATTCATCCACTAGCTCTTTTGGAAGAAATGGGTTGTCTCTGAACGTAGTAATGTGAAAGTCTGCATCATCACGCGGAATCACGTTGTCGTAAATCCATGAGGACAGATCTGATGGGTTGTAGTCAATCACGATTTTACCCTCGGTACGCATGATGAGCTGCATCCACGCTTCGTAGCTTAGTTCATTTGCCTCGTTACAAAAAAGGTACGTTCTAGCTCGACCACGAATCTTTTGCGGCTGATCGGCTGATACAAATTCAATGACATTGCCATTGAGCTGATATATCTGTTCTGTTTTATTGTGGTTGTCTTCTGAATAAATGCCTAAGCGGCTGAGGATGTCGACAAAGTCTCTAAGCACTGAACCCTTGATGGATGGAAGAGATTGTCTTACTACTGTCAAAGTTTTGCCATTTTCTTGTAACAGCTTTATGATAAACCATATTAAGATGTTGTAGGTCTTGCCAGAACGTGAACCTCCTTGCATTACCGTTATTCTCTTTTTGCTTTCCTGCAATATTTCAAAGATCTTATTAGTCTGTAGTTTAGCGTTCATAGTTTCAGTTATTTTCTAAAAATTTGGAAGTGTATTTAGGAAGTGAAAAGTAGGTATAAAAAGGGGGTCATTAGTATATAAGTTTGTTTAGACAAGAGTTTG